AAGAGCTTAAGATCGATGTTAAAACTGTAAGTCAGAACATGATTATTGCTTTGGAGAGACTGGAAGCAATCAAAGATTCGCTGAATAAAAAGCCATCCATAGATGCTGTTGATAAAAAGATTTCAGATGCCAAACTGGCGGTCTTACTGGGTGTTCCAGCAATAATTGCTGTTGGCACTGGGATTTATAAAATAATTCAGCATTACTTATAGTGATAACCCGGCAAGCGCCGGGTTTTTTGTACCTTCCTACTCAGCACTCTTGCCGCAGCTTCCATTGCTTTAACAAGTAGCTCAGACCGGGCGAGGTTTTTTGATGCCAGCGCCGTTCTGAGTGCATCTGCTATCACTATCTGCTTCGACTCAATCCCGTAATCGTTAAGTGTGAACACCACGTCACCGACCACCCTGCACATCTCGTCATAGAGCTCATCTGATTGTTTGGCCATAAAGCCTCAGCTCAAAAAATACCCAAAATCTACCATATCACACTCCCAAATTGATTACTTATCACTCAAAAATTATTTAATGTCAGGCCAATCAATGACATAAACACCGCTAGAAATATAATATCTCTGGCGGTGTTGACTGATTTATCACTTCCGGCAATAATGAATTCATCAGCAGCGAACAGGCAGGACGCCCACGAAGTAGCCGCCCGAGGCGTAAGAAGGTTGGGATGATTCGCTAAGCAAGTTTCAGTGGTGTGGGGGCAGTGCTGTGAAAATGATTAAGAACATGGCGAATACAACGGTCCGGGACCTGATTACTTTTCTCCGCCTTTTCCCGGATGCTGATGTTGTCTGTTGTGGTGATGCTGTTGTAGTAAGCGTGGTGTGTGATGTTGATAGCGTAGTTCGTGGGCCAGCGTTTTAAGAGTACGGAGTTGCTGTGTTGGCGGTTACTCAGAAAGTTTTGTTTAACCGCCCTTTTTCACAACGACAAGGACATTTGCAAAGCGGGTGTTTTCGAACGCTTTAGAGACGTGGAGTAAGTGTCCTTTTCGTTGTGGTGAATGCGGCCAGCGCGCGCGGAAGACTGACAAAGATTGCACACAGTCTAAGAGTCTCCGCTCTGGTATCTGTCAGTCTGACCAGAGCACCGGGAGGCACCCGGCACCGCAGCAACCTTTCAAGTGTGTGGAGTAATCGGGCTGTGGGTTATTGCAGTAACCCACCAGCCAACTTAAACGAATCCCAAAAGTTTTTTATTGCCGTCACTGGCAAGGGATTCATGCAACCAAAAATCGTGTGTGGAGAGTTTCATGGAAAAGCCAAATGACCATATCACCGTAGGCATTATCACCCTGCCCTACAGCCATATCCTCAACGGCTGGGTCATGCCTGACGGCTCAGTAATCACTAATCCTATTAAGGCGCAGAACGAAGCTGAGCGCCTTAACAGCACCATCACCATTCACTGAGGGCGATGACATGCATCACTTCAAATCGAATAAAGAAGTTGTCGCTGCCGGCCACCAGTTCGCTAAGAACATCGGGATGGGTACTCCTCTGATCGAAATGGCAAAGATGGTTACTGAGCTGTCATCGCGTCTCGACGTTGCCACCGTTCGCGCCAATTTAATGGCTGCAGAGGTTCTTCGCATCAACAGCGTCCTGCCTGACACCATTACCGCACTTCAGGCTGCCGGGGCAGATATGACCCTGATTGATGACCTGAACGCATCTCTCGCCACCCCAGCCAGTGATCAGTGGATTCGAACATTGCGTGGTGAAGCCTTCGGGGAAGCCCGACGCGCTGTAACAACGCTGGGTAACCACCAGCAACCGGGCATTACACATGCGATCAACATCATTTCCCAAATGGAAATGGATGTGCTCCGCACGCACACGGTAACGCTGAAGGTGGTGTCATGAAAAAGGTCGCCCAATTCCGGCGCAGCAACGGGGCAAATGCTGGATTCAGTGAAAAGTTAGCCTGGCAGTTATCAAAAGGCCCTGCAACGGGCCGGGAGCTGGCAGAACGTCTCGGTATGACGCTGAGTGAGTTCAACCGTTTGGTCCTTCACATCATGCGGCGCGGTGGTGAAACACTTCAGGTTGAGGCATCCAATCAGGTCTTTCTCGGTGGTGGCTCCATTGACCGCACTTACACCTTGGTCAGAAATCCGCGCCGTGTTGCTCCCCCGCCATGTAAGCCAATGGTTATCAACTACAGCAACGACCGTTCTGAAGAGGCTATCAAGCGCCATCGTGAAGCAGCTACACGCCGCGCCCGTCTGATTGCCAGCGGGCTTTATCTGGAATGCATGGGTTAAGGAGACGATTCAATGAGCATTAAGCCATTAGAAGTGCAACGCGACCAATATGGCTATTGGTCTCACCCAGATTATCTGGCGTTCTGTGATGGTCGTGAATTCATTTCTACCGAAGAGTTTGATCAGTGGATGTCTGATCATGGATTGAAGTGGAAAGTTAATTACCGTGATGAAGACATGCTCGATCCCACCGTTGATGGTTGCGATATCTCTGCCTGGCAACCTGAAAGCCCTGAAGGTGAAGGCTGGTTCGTTGGCTCAATCCATGACACTGAAGACGGCGCAGTATGTATTTGGCTTCGGTCAACAGCACCGGAGGTGGAGTGATGGAACAGCCGATCCTCGATATGTGCTGTGGCTCTCGGATGTTCTGGCTCGACAAGAAAGACAGCCGCGCGATATTCGCAGACATCCGCAAAGAGTCACATGTGCTGTGTGATAACCGTGCTTTGCATATTGATCCCGACATCATCGCTGACTTCCGTTCTTTGCCCTTTCCTGACTGCAGCTTCGCACAGGTGGTATTTGATCCACCCCACCTGGACCGCGCTGGAGAAAACGGCTGGATGAGGAAAAAGTACGGTGCGCTGGATAAGCAGACATGGCGCGACGATATCCGCGCGGGTTTCAGTGAAGCATTTCGTGTTTTGCGGACACACGGCACGCTGATTTTTAAATGGAATGAGACACAGATACCAGTAAGCCAGGTAATCGCCCTAACCGATCACAAGCCAACCATCTGGCAGCGCACTGGCAAAGGCGACAAAACCCACTGGATTATCTTTTTGAAGGAGGTGGAGTGATGGCGCTGTCTGATATCAATAACGTAATTATTTCTGACGCCGATATCGAAAAAATAACGGGCTATAAAATTCCGTCTAAACAATGCCAGTGCCTTAAACAGGCCGGTATATTTTTCGTGGTACGCCGTGATGGTCGCCCGAGAACAACATGGCAGCATTTCAATGACCCATTGTTATCGCGGAAAGCCCCAGAATCCAGTAAACATGAACCCAACTTTGGAGCATTAGATTAATGGCTCGCCTTCGCAAAAATGCTGCTGACGCCTGGATGCCACCACGCGTTTATCGCGGCAGGTCAGCCTATGAGTTCCATCCCAAGGATGGGGGCGCAATTCGCCTTTGTGCGCTGGATGCGGCTCAGTCCTCAGTTTGGGCAGCATATGAGGCACTTATTAATGAGATACCTGATGACCGGTTACTGGCGTCACTGGCTGACCGCTTTTTCAAATCTGCTGATTTTTTCGAGCTTGCACGCGAAACGCAGCGGGATTACCTGAAATATTCAAAGAATGTTTTAGCTGTTTTTGGTGCCATGCCCTCTGATGACATTAGGCCTGAGCACGTCAGAAAGTATATGGACAAGCGTGGATTAAAAAGCCGGGTGCAGGCCAACCGTGAAAAAGCGTTTATGTCCCGCATGTACCGCTGGGGCTATGAACGTGGCATGGTCAAAGGTAATCCAACCAAGGGGGTTAAGAAGTTCAAGGAGGTATCCAGGGATCGGTATGTGACCGATGCGGAGTACCAGGCTCTCTATTCATGCGCGCCTGAAGTTGTGAAGATCGCAATGGAGTTGGCCTATCTCACCTGCTCGCGTCAGGGTGATATTCTCGCAATGAAAAAAAGCCAAATTATGGATGAGGGCGTACTGATTAAACAGAGTAAAACCAGTGTTGCTCAGATTAAAGCATGGTCACCAAGATTTACTGCAGCCATAAAGATGGCAGCTGAACTACGCCTTAAGCCTGGCATGAGCAGTATTTTCTTAATCCATCAGCCCAATGGTTCTGGCTACACCCGCGACGGGTTCAATAGTCGCTGGAGTGCTGCACGCGAAGCGGCGAAACTCAAGTTCCCTGAGCTACTGTTTGATTTCACATTCCATGATCTGAAGGCTAAGGGAGTTTCCGATCTGGAGGGTGACCTTTACGAGAAAAGAGCTATAACGGGGCATAAAAACGTTGAGCAGACTGCGGCCTATGACAGAAAAATAGTGGTGGTTCCTGTAGTCGGCGGACAGGCGAAGGGGAAATAATATTAGGAATGGATATTAGGAAAAGGAATTCAGGCACAAAAAAACCGCCTCTGAGGGGCGGTCATACGACACTGCTTATCGTTGATTTTATTGGTAAAGCGATATGGTGCCCGGGGCGGGACTTGAACCCGCACAGCCTTACAGCCGAGGGATTTTAAATCCCTTGTGTCTACCGATTTCACCACCCGGGCAGGGTGTAACTGGAGGCGCGTCCCGGAGTCGAA